GTAGTTGGTCAGAGCCATTTTCTATATCCTGCCATGAGTAAGTGTATTGTCCTATGTGGCCTATCTCGTTACTTAGGCCATGATCCACCCAAGTCTCAAATCCAGCATCGTGAGCCGCAATACAAAAGTGGACATCCTCACCAAGAATCTTGTCTGACTTCAGCTTGTGAAACCAGAACCAAGGTTGAGGCGTTTTCTTAAAGACTTCTGCTTTGCATAACATGACCCCGCAGCCGATTGCAGCCACCTTCTCCAGTCCAGTCTTGCCCTTGCTGTTTACAGGTAGCCAAGTGGAGGAGTTGTTCTCAAAGTCGCAGTTTAGGTGCTTTGCGGTAGGGCTTACAGGGTAGTTCCGAGTGGTAGCGTTTACGCCCACAATGTCTTTATCGTGAGCCAGCAACCTCTCTATCGTTGTCTTGGGAAACCGCATATCTGCGTCTATCCAGAGGATGTAATCTGCACCCTCGTTTAACGCGGCCTCTGCTAGTTTGTTGCGTTGGTCAAATATCAGCGTACCCGCAACCGTGTAAATAGCCTGTGTGCCATCCCTGAATCGGGAGTCATATCCGCACATGGTTGCTAGGTCAAACGCCGTCCCCATCATCATATCCCCGCGTGAAGGGATACAGATTGCTACTCGCATTAAATCCTCCCAGGTCGAGTTCTAAAAAAGCGATTATTAGAGTCATTTAACCAAGCCTTTAGCTTTTTAGGCTCGACTATGTGAAACCCTTTCAGTATTCCCTCCTTGTTTAACTGTTGGATAACAGTAAAGGGAATACTCGCAATATGTGTGAACTCTCCCCATCTGGCTCGTTCGTCTATCCGAGCGTAGGAGTTTTTGTTCTGTTCTAAGAAAGGCTCAATGTTTTGTTTCGTCTCTAAGTAGAGACCGCCTTCGCCGTCATCGTGTGCAATCTGAACCGTTTGGGTATTCAGGTCTTGCGACATTAGTCGTTTCATTTGCTTCCTTGAAGTGGGGGGCAGTTACCCACCCCCCATTTTACAGCATTACAGAGATGCGTTTAAGTCAGCTACGATACCGTGAGCAGCCTCGTTACGAACCTCAAGCGTAAGCTCTGCAAGCAGTTGCGAACGCTCAGAGTCACCGTTCACAGCCAGATCTTTAGTCTGGAAGGGACGGAGGTAAGCAAGGGCAGCGTACTCAGGATCGAGGATCAGAACATCACGATCTGCCTCTGTTCCCACGCTACGCATAAAGCGATCAGGCACAAGCTGGAGGATACCGAAGTCAGACTGATACAGGTCAGCACCAGCAACCACGGTCACATTGCCAACCGAGTTGTCTGTGTTAACGCGGTAGGCAGAGTTCCCTTGGAAGCCAGAGATTTTCTGCTTAAGCGCAGGACGCATAACAGCAAGAGTAGGCGTACCACCAGAAACAAAGACCTGCTGAATAACATCCTTCAGGAGAACCTCGGTAAAGGTGCGAGTAGAACCGTCAGTACGAGTAGAAATACCAGAGGTCTCGGGATCAACACCAGTAACAGACGAGCCGTTAACAGAAGAGTTGGTCTTAATCCAAGACAGGAGTGAACCCATCTTACGAGCCGTTGTAGCATTACCAGCAGTCTGACCCTGGTTGGCAGTAATGATGGCCTCAATGTCACGCTTCATCTCAGCCGCAGCCTTGGCCATCTGATAAGCCTTCTCAGACTTACGACCAGCCTTATCTGTGGCTTCGAGTGTTCCGCTGACACGAATCGTTTTTCCCACAATTTGCGTGTAGTTGCCAACGCGAGTTGTAGGCGATACAGAAGCGTCCGTAGCATCAGCACCCTCAACGAGTGAGTTGCCTGTAGTAGCCGCAGCAAGGGAGTCCGTCTGCCACTCGTGATAGACGTTAGTAGCCTTAGACTTGCCGATGGACGACATAATGGGAGTGTCTTGGGGGGAGATGTCATAGATGACATCGCTAAGGTCGTCACGAATACCGACCACGGTAAAGCTAGAAAAAGTTGCGCTCATTTCAATTTCCTTTTACAAGAATCGTTCAAATAAAGCCGCCGCATCTTTAGCCCTTCCAGACTTTTTGAGACGGCCTCTCATGTTTTTTACTTCCTGGCTTGTCCGCGTTTCAGGCGTAGACGTTCCAGGCTTTAGCATCCTTGGGGCTGAGTTCACCTTCTTAGAGGCTCCGCCCTTACCAGATACCAGTTTGTCGTATTGCATTGCTTTGTAGAGTGCTGTGACCGCACGAGAGTCGTAGACCTGAGCCAGTTCCTGCTCTGAGAATCCTAACCTCTGTGCATAGTTCCTAATGTCTGTGCGGATTGCTTGGCCCTTCGCAGGGTCAGAAAGCTCTGGAATTGCCTCAGCTAACTTTTGGGCTTCCACAGCAAGGTGGGCTTTTAGCCTCTCGCCTTGTTCTGCCTGTTGTTGTTGGGCAAGCCTTTGTTGCTCTGCTCTCACCGCGTTTAATTGCTTCTCACGCTCTGATTGCTCTGCAACTCGTACCGCATAACCGATAGGGTCAGTCTCTTTCAGCGTTGCTAGATCCTCGCCAGAGTCTTGATTAAGCATCTGCTCAATCACCTGTAACCTCTGTGCGTAGGTATCTCGGAGCCTTGCCGCTTCCTCAATCTTAGCCCTGTCCGCCTCTACAGCCTTGCGGGTCTCTGCTATTTCTTGAGTCTTGCGTGTGTAGTCAGCAGTTCGTGAGTAGCCTTTTAGAAGCTCATCTAGGGGAACATCAAGCTCATCCTTGCCTACCTTTACTCTGTAGGTGGGAGTTGGTTCCTCTTGCTCTTCTTCAGCATAGTCCTCTTGCGAGTCCTCGTACTCTTCGTTTTCCGCAGCCTCGCTCTCTAGTTCTTCCTGAACCTCGGGTTGGGCTTTCGCCTCCTCTGGTTCCATCATCCCTAAAAATGCGTTTGCCGCCTCGCTAACCGTCTTGGCACTCCCTTGTGGGTTGGTGTCCATTCACTACTCCTTAGTTACTAAAAAATCTTAAATCGCCTTTTCTCTACTAGCTTGTCATCCGCAATAGTCTGAAAAGACGCTATAAACTCATCCAGCACCCGCAGCTTTAGGTAGTTCATTTCCCTACCCTCTACATCCTCTGCGCTACTGTTAACAATGTTGTTAATATACAACAAGCGTTGTTTTTCCACAACACCTTGGAAGAACTCATCGTTTAGGTAGGCTTGCGCCCTCTCTGCGTTGTTCAAATTGAGAAGTCTCCAGGTACTTGTACGTTGCCGCTGATCTGCGCTCCAACCTTAGCCGCCTTCATCTGACTCTCAGCCTGGAACTCCGCAATCTTCAACTGCAAGTTAGCCTCTGCCTTCTCACGCTCTAGCTGGATGGAGGCCGCAGCCTTCTCTCTCTGTAGGGCAATATCGGCCTGAGCCTTCTGCTGTTGTATCGCTATCTCTGACTGCGCTCTGGCCTGTTCTGACTGGATCTGGGCCTGAACTTGGGCCATTAGTGCCTGGGCCTGTGGATCTGTCTGCGGAGCGTTCTGTTGCTGCATCTGCTGGAGTTGCTCAGGAGATACTTCACGGAAGAACTCTGCCGAATCTGCAAAACCAGCACTTTCGATAAATCTGCCAAGGACGGATCGATATTGTTCGATGCCAACCAGAGCTTGACCAATGGGTGTGCCAAGTAGTTGCTCCTGTTTCTGAAGGATCATGGACAGCATGGTTAACTGCTGCTCTCTTGTGCCAGTTCCTAAACCCACGTTGATATAAACATCGTACTGGGACTTCCACTCACGCGGGTCTACAGACACATACTTGCCCTGTAATCGCACAATCCTTGCCTTGTCTTGATACTTGCCAATGAGGTGAAGGATATTCAGGAAAAGGTCACGAACGCCTGTTTCTGCAAATGTCCGCGCAACCAACTCGACTCTGCCAGCCGCAGCGTTTTGCATAGCCGCCACAGCCGCCGCAGTCGTGTTCTGCAGGATGTTAGGGTCTAAGCCTTGTGAGTTTGCCGTAATACCTGTGCGCTTCTCCTGAATCCTGTCCAAGTATTCCAACATTGGGAAAGACTGGCCCGCAACAGGGGAGACCGACAACTGCTGAACCGCCTGTGGGCTTTTCACCCGAACTACACCACCAGGTGTAACTGTTAGCAGGTCGTCTAGGTTTACTTGCCCGTCTACCGCCATGACTCGGGCGTTGTTCGTCAGGTAAAGGTTATCTAGGATCTGTCGGGTAATGGTGGACTTGATTAGCTGTAAGTCCATCGTCCTGTCCGCAAGGCTATGCCCGAAGAACTTGTGCGGCATAGGAATGGGGCAGATAGAACAGAATGGGACGTAATCGATCTCTTCGTTCTCTAGGATCTCGTTGCCCGCATAAACCACTTTGCGCAGCTCTGCAATCCCGTCATCGTCATAATCCGCATGGATGTAGCACTCAAAGACCTCTACCTCTTCCATGCTCTTATCTATGGCAGAAGTCTGGTTCATGGGCTGCTCACCCTGCGAGTACCTTGCCACTCTTTCGGGCGTGTACTCCAAGTCTTCATAGGTTGGCAGGTCTTCTACTACGTCTGCATCAAACCCCATCGCAATCAGTTCAGAACGGGTTGTGAGCTTCCTGTGGGCGCAGAAGGGCGAGTCTTTAATTGTCCGCGCCTTCTTGGAGATGATGAACTCCTCTGGCGGCACGTTCTCAATTCTGACCTGACCGAACTTCTTAACCTTGCGGATCTTCACATCGTAGACAAAGATAGGCTCCATACGAGGCTCAGGCATAACGCCCGTCTGTTGCGCCGCCATCATCTCTTCTGGGCTAGGAGGAACAGGAACCTCACCCACCTTCCTTTTGTCTTGCTCGACCACTTCTACGGTCTCATCCGCAAGCATCAGGGTTAGTTCGTCCTCTGTCAGGTCTTCGTACTCTTCTGAGTTAACCTGCTTCTCATCGTCCCAGTAAACCTTAACAATGCCGTTCTTTTGTAATAGTGCGTCTTTGAACCAAATGTTCAGGATGGAGAAGCCAGGGTTATCCCTGTAGAAAATGTAATTTAGGTAGCCTGTAATCTGCTTGGCAATCTCTTCATCGCCTGGGCCTTCTGGCTCCGCACGAACAATATCGTCACCTTGGGTAAAGACTCTCAGCAGGGCAGGAAGCGCAGCGTCTACAGCCTCAGCAACCTCACCCGTGACAATCGTAGACCGCCCCTCGACCTCATTGCCATAGAAGCTGCGATTGTAGTAATTGATCGCCTTCCTACGCTCTTCAGTCGTCTCCGACTCTATGTAGCCAAGCGCATTGTCTATCTCGCCCTGGACTACTGTTTTTAGCTTTAGATCATCCATTTACACAATCCATTTTGTCTTGATGTTTAGGGGTTTATCCCAGGTAGAGTTTGTCTCAATGCCCAAAGCAAGATACCGGAAAGCGTCAGACCCATGACTGCTCCAATCATGCAAGGGCCGCGCATAGAAAACCTGTCTCTTCTCATCGTATTCACGCCTGTAGTTCCGCAAGCAATCTAAGCCCTGTTTAACTGCGGGCATATTGAACCAGCATCTCGGGAGAAGCCTTCTCACCGCCTGGATGCCATCGTCTACGTTTAACCTTGGGATAACAGTACAGTCTAGGCCAGCCTCTCTTAAGACTTCTAAACGGCTCTTGCCTGTGGTCAACTCTCTTACCTGTACATCGTGAGGCAGTAACTGTGTGGCCTTGTGCCAGTCTCTGTGGGTGAGTTCTCTAACGTACCAGTCTAAGCCCTGCCCATGATTCTCGATATAGTCCATGAGCCTAACCTCTTGGCCCGCGACTTGGACAACCCATATTGCCGTAGAGTCCCCCATCCCCAGATCCCATGCCGCAAAGGTCTTACAGAGGTCGTCTCGTGGGATTTCCTTAAATCTTTCTTCTGCGAGTTCGTTAAGTATCGTCCCGTAGTAACTCCCCTCCACCGCAGCTGAGAAGGAACACTCGAACTCCTGAAAATACTTGTCGTCTCCCATCTCTTTTCTTGCAGCCTCAAGCTCGGCTTTAGGCAGGATGTTAGTCTCCGAAGCCTTAAACTCCAGTAATGCCCAGTCGTCCTCAGTCTCAGCACGATCTCGCAGTTCCTTAAAGTGGTTCTGGCCTTTCGGAGTCCCGATGAATAATGCCCACCCGCCCCTGTCCGCAAGAGATGGTCTTAGAATCTCGTTCCAGACCTTCGGATTCATGTCGCCGACCTCGTCCAGAACAACGCCGTCTAGGTAAATACCTCGGAGACTGTCTGGGTTGTCCGCACCGTATAGCGAGATTCGTCTGCCCATGAAATCCACCCGCAGCTCACTTATGTTGACCTTGGGGTCTAAAGGCCGTGTGTACTGGGTAACGTAGTCCCAGGCGACTCTTTTTGCTTGGGTGTACGTTGGTGCGAGGTATGCATAGCGTGGATTGTCCCGTCCGCATAGCACCGCAGCTTTAATGATCTGGTTGATTGCCGCCACCGTCTTACCAAACCTACGATGGCAGACTGCAACTGAGAATCTGTGAGAATCAACTGCGTCATGGATTGCAAGCTGGTGTTCCCTCGGTCTGTAAGGAATGGTGATTACTTGATCCATCCAATCCCTATATTAAGGGGTTGGTCAGGATCACTACCCAACTCGACATTGCTTAACCTTGGGTGCATATAAGGGGCCGCATCCTTGGCAATCTTAGCCGCGTCCTCTAGCCTTCCTTCTTCTACTAGCTTTAAGTAAGCCTGAACCATGACCTCTAAAGGTGTTGCGCCCATATCTGCACACTTCTCCGCAATAGCGCGAGTCTTAGAGTTTAGCGATCCTGGCTTGCGTCCTGCGCCTGGCCTAGCACCGCCCCATGATTTTTCTTGATTGTTTTCAACTTCCATTAGTCGAATCCTATTAAAGGGTGTTCGTGGTTAT